TACCGAAACTTAAAAGCCTTGCGCAGCGAGTTGGAAAAGGTGCGAGGTAAAGGAGAGATACCGAATGGTTGATGCGTCTACGCAACCGCAGGCGAACGACGAAGCGCCAGTAAATCCGCTTCTAAAGATTGCCCAAGAAGAATATCGCTATGTTGGCGATGACGAGCCACAAGAAAGCGATCAGTCATCCGTAGACGAACCATCGGAAGAAAAACCAGAATTTACCCCGGAAGATAGCACACCAGTGTCAGAAGGGGACGTGGAGGACGCAGAAGCTCAAGAAGAGGGCGACGGAGCGGACCCGCAAGAGCAGGACGACGAGAACACCACAACGTCGTTTACGATCAACGATCTTGCAGAAGCCAACGGCTGGACGCAGGAAGACGTTGACCACATTCAAATTCCTTTCACAGTGGACGGCGTGACAACGCTTAAGCCATTGGGCGAGGTGGTCAAGGCACACCAGATTGATCAGGCGGCAGAGAACCGACTAGAGGAAGCCCGTAAAAAGGCTGAACTTGTCGACAGCAAGCTAGCAGAACAAGAGGCACAGTTTCAGGACCATTTGGCCCAAGTGCTTCAGTTGGTCCAGATCCAAGAGAACCGTTTGAAGTCAAAAACTCCGTCTGAAGAGGAATTGGCGGAACTACGGCAGACGGACCCGAGCGAATATTCGGCGATTATGTTTGATATTCAAAGGGAAACTCAAGAGATCAATCAGACCAAGCAAGACGCAGCGGTGCTCTTGCAACAAGTGACACAACGAAACCAAGCCGAGCAGGAAGAAGCGCTCAGGAAACAATCAACGGAAGAAAGTGAAAGACTTTTGACCGTGTTCCCGGAATGGCGTGAGTCCGAAAAAGCCTCGGAAGGGCTGAATCGCCTGTCGGGTTATTTGGTCAACGATATGGGTTTCAGTGAGGGCGATGTGGCGCAAGCCGTAGACCATCGTCTGTTTGTCATGGCTGAAAAAGCTAGGCGCTGGGATGAATTCGAGAAGTCGGGCGGTGTCGCCAGAAAGAAACTGGCCCCGCTACCCAAGGTGATTAAGCCGGGCGTGCGGGTTCCACCCGAAACCAAAGCAGCAAAAACAGCAGCACAACACAAACGGCGCTTGATGCAGAGAGGCAGCCAAGCGGACGCAGTGGCGTTTTTGAATGCGCAAAATGGAACCTAACCAACTAAATGGCACAACCTACCAACACTGTAGCCGTCAACGATCTAATTGTTAATGAGGACCTACAGCAAGTCATCTGGAATGTAGATCCTGACGACACGATTTTTACTTCACTACTCAAACGGACCGACGCCAAAAATACCACGTACGAGTGGTTGACTGAATCGCTTCGCGCTAGCGGCACGAATGCTGTTATCGAGGGCGATGACGTTACCGCTAATGCGGTCACGGGGCGGACGCGTCTTAACAATGTTGCTCAACTGAGTGACGAATCCTGGCGCGTCTCAAGTACGGCGCGCAAAGTCGACGTTGCCGGTACGTCCGACGAATTTAATCATCAGCGCGTCAAAAAGGGCAAAGAGCTTAAGCTCGACGTTGAAAAGGCCCTTTGCAACAACCTTGCAAAAGTTCCGGGCAACGACTCAACTGCCCGAGTTGCTGCGGGTGCGCCTGTTTGGCTGACCACCGCGACTGACTTTGGCTCGGGCGGTGCGGACGCTACCGGCGACGGTTCGGACGCACGCACGGACGGTACGCAACGCGCGTTTACCGAAGACCAAGTCAAGTCGGTTATGCAAACCGCCTGGACCAATGGTGGTAAGCCTTCCATCGCAATGATGGGCGGTCGCAACCGTCAAATCTTCTCAACTTTCGGCCCCGGAACGCCGATGCAGAAAGTCGAAGACAAGACAATGCACGCCTCTTTCAGCGTGTATGAGTCCGACTATGGGCCGCTTAAGGTCATGCCCAATCGCGAGATGCGGGCGCGTGACGTTCTGCTGTTGGACATGTCCAAGTGGGAGATGCCCATTCTGCAGGACTATCACGACTTTGCGTTGCCGAAGTCCGGTCACAGCTACGCGCACGTTGTCGCCGTTGAATGGGGCCTTAAGTGCCTTAACGAAAAGGCGTCTGCGGGCATCTTCGATCTAGAAACCTCGTAAGAGCCCAGCTCCTACGAAAGCCTTTGGGGCGGTCAAATTGGCCGCCCCTTTTTTATGGGGATTCTCTTTTTATGGCTAACTACCCAACAGCCGCAAGGCTAAACGACAAGCCTTTGCAGGCCAGTATCGACGACGTGTCGACGGCTGATCAGGCTTATGTCGCCCCCGGCTTCCGCGGTCGGATTAAGCGTGTGTACGCGACAATTGACGGTGCCATCACGGTTGCTGATGCGGTTCTGACAATCAAGATCAACGGGACGTCGATCGGTCAAACGCTCACCATTACGCAATCCGGCAGCGCAGCCGGTAGCGTGTTTGAGCTTGTTGTTGATCCGCTCGAAACGCTCGCCAACTTTGACGAAAACGACAACATCGAAATTGAAACCGACGGCGGATCTACCACGGCCCGCAAGCTGAGCATTACGTTGATTCTTGAGGCCAAATAGATGGCCTCAAAACACCACTACCGGCCCGTGTCGACGCAGACAAAAGCCTACACGGGAACGTCAGCGGCGATTGATAGTGATGTGGGCAACGCATCGGCGGTTCGCATTATTTGCTCAACGGACGCTTTCGTTGAATTCGGCGTGAGTCCGACGGCAACCGCTAGTTCAATGCCGGTCTTTGCGAATACGCCCGAAACCTTCCTGGTCAATCCAGGCGAGAAGGTCGCGGCGATCCGCGAGTCGGTCAACGGAACATTGACGGTCACGGCGCTTAGCTAATGAAGAAACTGTTAGACGTCGAGCACACACCGGACGGTCTTATCCGACGTGACTTTCTGATCAATGGCCCTAACGGCCAGAAACAGATCGCGCGTGAAACGTATCAAGATGTTCAGCCCGTGCTTGACGCTAACAAGCGCTGGCAGAATGCAGCCACGCAACACACAAGGCGCGGCTCATTTAACTACGTCGCGGAGATTCCACGCAACGCCGTCAAACTTTACCTGACTTTGCGGGGGATAAACTACGAGGCCTTCTATAAAGAATTCGTCTTAGGCGAATCCGATCGAGCGCAAAAGATCCTCAACGAAATGCTCAATGATTCAAACTTTAAGGATTTTCGAACAAACCTAGGTCGAGTCGACATGAGGCCGCGCTCGTGGGTCTAGCGAACTATTCCGAGCTTCAAACATCCATTGCAGAAGAATTGGACCGGAGCGACCTAACCGCCAAGATTCCCGATTTTATTGTGTTGGCGGAGTCGCGCATCAACTCGGAAGTGCGTATTCGAGAGATGTTAACCCGAGCGTCGTTTTCTATCAGCTCGCGCTATACTTCCTTGCCGTCCAACTTTTTAGAAATGCGGGATTTCCGGCTGCTCACAAACCCGGTTAGACCGCTTCAATATGTCAATTCGCAAGAGATGACGCGCTATTACGATACCGCGGCCAAGCCACCGACATATTACACGATCCATGAAGATATTGAGTTGGACAGCCCGCCCGACACTTCGTATTCCGGCGAGATCATCTATTACAAGCAGGTTGATCCGCTCGCGACAACGTCAACGAATGCAATTTTGACTCGGGCGCCCAGTCTCTATCTGTATGGCGCTTTGCTTGAAAGCGCCCCTTACCTGCTCAACGATGAACGTATGCAAACCTGGAATGCTCTTTATACAGGGCATCTAGCGGCTTTGCATAAATCCGATCGGAAGTCGCAACGTGGACACAATCCAGTTGCGCGGGTGATTGGCAGCACGCCTTGATCATTCCCTTTTCTGAATGGATACCAGATGCGGCAGACTTGGGAAACCCGGGCGTGGTCCGTGTACTGAATGTATTTCCGGGCCTCAACAGCTATAAGCCAGTGGGCACGCTCACAAGCGTCTCGAATGCGCTTGATGGTCGCCCGCGCGGGGCGATTACCTTCCGTGATGCGGACTCGATTGTCCGTCAGTATGCGGGGGATGCCTCAAAACTGTATGAGCTTTCAGCCAACACATGGGACGATCGGTCAAAATCCGGTGGTTACATAACGGGCGATCAAGAAGCGTGGGAATTCACAAACTTCAAAAATCAGATCCTCGCAACGAACTATTCAGACGCGATACAGCAAATTACACCGGGTGCGACCGCGTTTAGCGATCTGACGACAGACTTCCGTGCCCGGACAATTGCCGCAGTGGGCAATTTTGTTTTTGCGGGCAATACGTTTGACACAACAGACGATGCCGTTCCTGACCGTATAAGGTGGTCTGCTTTCAACAACGCTGCAGACTGGACCGTTGACGCGGCTACGGGCTCGGGTGTTGCTGATTTAAAAACCGGGGGCGCGGTCCTAAAAATCATCGGCGGCGAGGTCGGTGTGATTGTCTGTGAAAAGGCCACCTTCCGTGTAACGTTTGCCGGGGCGCCAAAATGGCATGAAATTAGGGAAACAATTCCGGGCTTGGGCGCCCTCTCAAAAGGAGCGGTTTCGGATTTTGGCGGCACTGTCTTTTTGTGGTCAGAGCAAGGGTTCTTTGCGGTAACAGGGGGAACAAAACTACACCCCATCGGCGCCAACAAAGTTGACGATTTCGCGCGTAATGACTTAGTCGCCGAAAGCAGACGCCGCATTTCTTCGGCGGTCGATCCGCGGACTGGCCGCGTTTATTGGGCCTATCCTGGCGAGGGTTCAAGTGATGGTCAACCGAACAAAATCCTTGTCTATGATCCGAAGTTGGATAAGTGGTCATACATCGAGCAAATAACGGAATTGCTTTGGGGTTCGGGCGGTTCTGCGATTACGGTTGATGACGCAGTTATCGGTGAATTGACCGTTGATAGTCTTGACGATCTTATCGACTCTGACCGTTGGTCGGGCGATGCGCCCCAATTCGCAGCCTTCGACAGCTCTTATCAAAGCGGATACTTCAATGGGTCGGCTATGGCCGCGGAGATTGACACGCAAGAGCGTGAGTTAACAAGCGGGCTGCGGTCTCAGTTATTGGG